TGGTGGTGCTAGTGCAACATCTGGCAGAATAGTCTTCTGCCACCTTTTTCCAGAGCAACGTTAGGCTTTTCAGAAGCCCTCCTTAAATAGAGGTAAACTTCTCCTGTAAGACCTGACGTTTACGCCGCACCAATTACATATCGCCAGAGGGCTAGAAGTACGCCCTCGGACAGTTAATGGCGCGCCGATGTGCTTTACAACACAAAGGCGGGGTGCGGTAATGCAAAGACGCCGGGGTGATCTTCGTCATGCCACTTTCGTAGCTAAACGAAGCACCCAATGCTCCCAGAAGGAATCCGACAATGAAAGCCGTAATCACTACGGCTGTCATGAGGGCACCAGTCCGGGTCATCTGCTACGACTCACCACCAAGAAGCTTGGTAATGAGCGTGTCAGATGTCGCAGCAAGGGCGGTTCGGTAACCGACCCATGCTGCGAGTGCATCCGCATTCGTGTAGCCAACGGGAGGCATGTCAAAGACGGAATAAACCGACATTGACAGCTTCTGGTTGGTAGCAGGAATGAACGGATCGGCAGCAATCTTTGCGAGATCGAGCCTGATGGTCCTTCGAGTTCGTCGCCCGTAAGCGGACGAAGCCGAGAGGGACACCAGTCCGTCAGCGGAGGTGTACACAGCGTTCCCAACCCCGGTAGCTACCCGGGGAAGGGGCGTGGTCACACCGCTGATAGTGATGGACTGAGGATCGGCAAACGACAATGGTCTGTGCTCCTTGAGGGTCGAGGCAGTTCGTGCCTCTTATTATGGGTGTAGCAATGCACCTAACCGTGATGGGTAATACCCAACGCGGCTATAATGGAGTTCTGGAATGCTGACAAGGCACCCCAGGTAACTCCAAATCCAAAGGGATTAGCCCCGCGTCTAACCTTAGTCTCCGTTTGGAGAATAAGAGGCGCAGGCATAGCAGCCCCACTCCCAATAAGGGGTGAGCCGCTATAGGTATAGATATCATTCACGATGGTATGTTCCATCATGTATCCATACCGCATAATCAGACCACCAGTCGCGAATCGTTGGACGTTTTTAATAACGTCCCCGGTGTTCGAGAACCAGTCGATGGCCCAGCTCCACGGTGTAATGTTCCACAAGGTCTGTGGCGTCAGTGATGTGCCGAGCAAAAACTCGGCCTTAGAGGCTAGTCCGCCTATCGTCTCCCGGGAGTCGTATCCGGAAGGCAAATAATAGGTGAACGCGCCACTAAACCACTGACGACGAGTGATTTCCCTAATCCTCGTAACTTTATTACCCGAAGCGACGTCCTGAAAAGCAGAGGTGTTCGGAACCATAGTAATAAATTGGCCCGAGCTATACTCTGTCTCAGTAACGTCTCTCTGAGATGGAAAATAGTAACGTCGGCGGACAACCTTGCCGCTATCTCTTTCGTACTGACGGATCAAACTGTCAGACTTAGTGATAGAATGAGCGAAAGAACTAATATCGCTCAGCATGGGTGCCCAACCAAAAGACGCGTTCAGGTAGTCATTACCTGTTGCTTTTAAAGCATCGCGCGTTTTTGACTTCCAAATCTCGGCTCCTACCAGGGCGGGAATACCGTCCTGACGTAGTTCACCGAGAAATGTAGCGAGGTCACTAGGTGGATTTCCTGGCGCACATCTAGCAATTGCAGTAGCCCCCAACTTATCCAAAGTAGCATTGCTACTATTGGAAGGAGGAGGGAATGCAAGAGTATTAGATGGCGTACCGGGAGGCCAACAAGGAAGGATCACACCCGAATAAGTTCGGGTTTGTGGTACCGTCCCTGGTGTCACTACACGCTTAAGATTGACCCTTCTCACTTTCGAGAGAATTGTCTGCTTACTCGTGTAGAAGTCCCCGCCGATATCATCCAGATTCCCTTTGTGTTGGGAAAATGGATGACCTGTCGACACAGTAACCTGTGTCCCTGCCAAAGACCGCTCTTCGTCTAGCACAGTGCCAGCTCCGGAGTCGTAATGACCCTTAGCTGACACCCCCTTATAGGGGAGTGCTCTACGTCGAGTTGTCTGCGTTGCAGGCATCTCAACTCCTTTGGATTTAGGATCTCTCAGTTCGAGAGAGGTGATAGTGCACTGCACGTGCTACCCCGCTAGGG